ATCTCATTGGAAACCAACACATACTCGTCCATGTAAGGATCGTATCCGCCAAGTTTCTGAGTATTGAACGATGCGATGAACTCGTCACGGAACCAAGTTCTCATGCCTAACTCAGAGACCACCATCAAGTTATCGCTGGTGTATGAGTTGCCTTTGATTTGGATTACCGCACCGCGCTTTACATCGGTGAAGTATCTGTCGTAACCCCACTGAACATAACTCTCGGGGTTGAAACTGATACCATACTTCTCAACGCGAGCAATCTGAGTTCCAAGAACTTGAGGAACCGAAGTGATTGCACCGCCTGCGGCTGAGTCTGACAACAGATTCTTACCGGCCAATACGTATGATATCTTATCCTCTTGAAGTACAAGAACATCCGTCTCACGGGCATCCATCATGTAGATAGGACCGAAAGAATCTTCGAGTGTTTTGAAATTCAATAGACCCAAGTTGAACTCGTTGAGTTTGTTGAGGTTTGATTCGTCGTTATAGATACCACTATAAGTGATGTCCGCAGATCTGTCGACCTCTCTATAGTCTTGCTCGGACACAGCAGTAACCCTGTTGCCCAAGTTGAAACTTCTTCCAACAACAGAATCCCTGATCTTGTAACTCTCCGCTCCGTTACCGAAAGCAAAGCAGTTGAAGAACATTGTGTTCACAATCGCCGGTTGACCCAAATTGATATCTTGGTTCTGCACGTTTCCACTATGGTTACCATTGGCATCGATAGAGAAAGACATGTTGTTCTCGAAGAACACGTCTGGCAATGCATCGATTGGTTCTGTCTCAAATATGAGCGTGGTGTCCGCTCTGAATACTTCTACGTTGGCAGTGATACTTGACCTACGCTTGTTCCCACTGAATGCACCAGAGCAACTGTTGGTACCTGTAACCATCAATTGCAATTGGTTGCTCGCCCCATCTCTAAAGAATCTGAAGTAGTTGGTACACAATGCAGTCGGGATATCTACGTTGTTGTTGGTGATGGTTGCAATGTATTGGTTGTCTACATCGCAGTTGTTACCACCGACATCACTGATACCTTCGTTCAATACCACCTTGACATTGTCGCCGTTCCACCAATCGAACATGTTGTCGTAATTGGCAGACGCCACCAAGGTTTTGTCCAAAGTATAAATACGTCTTTCGCACCTGTTACTCCCGTCACCGGTACCCAAACGCTCGAACTTAAAGTAAAGACGGATGCGGCTACCTGCTGGTATGTCATAGTCCACCCAAGTATTGGTGGCCGTGTCGAACCTGTTCATTGGGTAGCGAAGCAATGGGTATTCGTTGGCGTTGTCTTGGTTTACTTCGATTTTACCCGGAGCAATAACAGCCAACTCGTCGTTGATTACGTTGAAACTATTGGGGCTGATCTTCATGTAGACACCAGATGGCACAGGAAGCGTCACTGACGGATCCAATGTACTTGGTATCGTGATGAAGTCGGCAGCCTTTGAGTCCTTCTCGAGTACGGTAGCATACACGCACTGACGAGTAGGCCCACTGCTGTCAGCCTTTACAATGAGTCTGTCTCCTGTTTCGACTTTCTTCGAATTTTCTCCATCAAGGAGGAAGTACGCATCATTTGAATCAGGGTCAAGAAAGAATATAGATGTGTAAACGGTCTCATAGTTTTCTTGGTCTGGCTTGATTACGAATTTATATCTTGTCGCCCAAGCAGGAGCCACCTGTGTTGGTGGTATCCATGCATAGATTGAGTTTTGGTTTGCAGAGTAGGCACATGGAATATGCACGGTGTTGTTTGGGCTAACCAATGCAGTAGATGATCTGTTGAACTCATCCATGTACACGATGCCAATCTCGTAGTCCCTGTTGCTATGCAAACTTTGTGGGTTCGCAATCTCTTGATATGTGGCCTCTACAAATGTAACTTCATAGTACTCGTACACATACTGAGTAGGAGTGGTGGTGTTGTCCACATACTCCATCGCAGGCAATTGGAAGCCAATCACTGTGCTAGCAGGGCTTGTGATGATACCAATTGGCTCATCAACTGCACTGATACCACTACCAAACTTAATCAAGGCATCCAAGTTGTTCGGGATTGCACAGTTTACTTGGTCAGTAAATGTGGTTCCGTCACATGATGTTGGATTGCCGGGGGTAGCATCAAATACTGGCTTGATGTTGGACGCCGTACCAACCGCTTCTTGGAATTCTGCGCTAGTAGCCAATGCATATACCGATGTGTATGACGTGGGTAGGTAGAACGAGAATGTAACAGATATGTTGTCGGTTGTCTCCGCTGGGAATGGCGTGTCTCCGCTGAATGATTGGTGATTGAAGGTAATCTCTACGCTGATAGCAGCGCCTGCCACCAAATTAACACCATCCAAATCAATCTCGAATACTGCACCGGGGATTGTTTGTGCCCCGTCAATGCTATAAGTGCCGTCAGACACCGAGTCTGTAATTTCAGTCTCTCCGATAATCTCAGTAACCAATTGAGTGTAGTACTCGAACTTAACGGGCTGTCCGTCCTTATCGATAAGGTTGTAACCTTCTACGTAGTTGCCATACATCAATCGGTTGCCCATAAGCGTTTGTGCTTTGGCATATCGAGGTACGTTGTCGTACAATCTGAGTAACTCAGACTCCGGCAACACGGTGAATATCTTACTGTTGTTGAATACGTATGTGTAATCGGTATTGTTTGAAAGACCAAGGTTTGCCTTGTCGAGTTTCTCGATTACGCGGATCACATTCCCACTAGCTTCTTTGAAAAGCAAGTCAATACCAACAACAAGTGGGCCTCCCGAATTGTAGGTAACCTCAACTGCATTGGCTCTGTTGATCATACCCTCGTTCAAGTAACTGTCTACGCTGAACTGAAATGCGTTTGGCAAAAATGCAGGCTCAGAGAACTGAGATGTTGCAGAGTATTCGTTATCTGCGTATTGGTACCTGTAGGCAAAGCAAATGAACCTTGTCTGCAAGAAGTTCTCCTGCCCAGATGTGATCAATGGTACAATTGTGGGAGCCTCTACCGGTGGCTTCTTGATAACCAAGATTGACTCAGCACTGAATTGGTCTATGTCCAACACGGGGTTTCCGTATCCTCTAGCCACATTGATAAAGCGCGGTGCATTGTAATCGTCGGTGAAGAACAACAAGTTGTCGTTCAAGTTTCCCGTCTTTACGATGTTAACACCGGTAATGAGGAACTGTGGATTGAAGTTCAATGTGGTGTTGGCACCATCACCGTCATCAATACTGATGATGTGGTAGGTCAAGATGCCCGTCAGTACATTGAACGATACAATCAAATCAAGTTTTCCAGTAGCACCAACGGGGAAGTTGGGGTCATGGACAAACCAATAGATGGTTTCTCTTTCCCCATCTTCGAATGCCCCGATACACTTGGCATCTGAACTCAATGGCGTTCCGTCCACGTATGACAAAGAAGTCAAAGGGAGATTCCCCTTGATGTTTTCTATGACACCAATCTCTGATTGCTCAGTAGATCCCATGCGGATGTTAAGCGCATCGATATATTCTCCATTAGGGACAAGCCGTTCATCAACGGACTTGTTCATTCTGCCTGCTATGAAATTTCTTGTTATGTTCGCCATGTTACTTTATCCACTTGTCCATGCCACGGAGACTCATCAATAATCTTCCCGGATGAATGTTGCTCAATCTAATCTTTGAATTTCTCAGCAATGCTGCCTTCTCTTTTCTCGCTCTGGCTACAATATATTCCTGTACTCCGAACTTTGAATTGAGTATTTCGTATTGAATGTACGCATACACGTACTTCTCGAACAATTTGTTTACGGTGATCAAAGAGTCATCGCCTCCCTCCATGCCATCAGAAACGTACTCAACAATACATTGTTGGTCCGACATGTCTGAGTTGAAGTTGATTACACCTGCCTTCTTGTCGATGGCAAATGTTGGATTGAAGTTGGCAGTCTCGGTATTCAAGCCATATCGTGTACCGACTGAGTAGTCAAAATACCAATTGCCATCGATGTACCAACCTTCTTGACCATCAAACATTCCTCCCGGATTAAGATAGATGTTTCTCTTCGTTCCGTTCAATCTCTGCGTGTCTATCAAAGAGTTCTGCGGTTGCAGGATGTTGCCGTTCTGATCAAACAGAATGTTGGCTTGGTTGTCCTGCAAGTACGCGCTTGAAGAAAGTATCTGCACGTTCTCTGTCAGTGGCCTCAATAAACCATCTTTATACAAAGAGATGCGAACCCAGTTCACGAAGTCGCTAGGAAGAATGTATCTCAAGTTGCTACCAACTGTCAACTCAAGGACTTTGATTTCCTTGAACGCATCGTAGTTCAACTCTTGGATAGCCCTCTTGGCGTGGAACAATATCTTGTAACGCTCCTCATTGTTGATCAATGAGTGGTTGCCAGAATACATCAATTGAAAATTCTTGACGATATCCTGTAGACTTACATATTGGTAAGAACCCCAGTTCTCATTTTCCGGGGCGTTACCATTGTTATCGTAGTATTGGTATTGAGATATATAAGCCATGGTTTATTATTGCTGTACGCTGAATGTAGGTTGTTCGTGTTGTTGCTGTGCCATACCGAATTGAACCACCTCTGCTTCTCTGATAGACATACCAGCATACTCCAATATCTTGGTGGCCAATTTGTATTGATAGTCCTCGGGCAATTCGAAATCTTGGTAGTCGGGTTGAGATTGGTCGAACACAGGCTCGCCACCGGCCAAACTAATGTAAGTCCACTTGGGTTCAAATGGGTATCTGAAGTAATTGGCAATCACCTGACCGGGAACTTTGTAACTCACAGGGGTGACTGTCATTGTCTCCGCTTGCTGCGTGTACGTAGGGAACAGAGTAGATGGCGCAGTCAACATCGATGTGTTGAGCAACGTCGAACTTGAGTGGTTTAATTTCTCCGCCTCAACTGCCGCGCTTGCCTTCAATATCAAGAAGTTGGCAGGAGTGGTGGTGAATATGTTGTTGTCCAACAACAAGACTGTGTTGCTAGATACCAAAGCCACATTGGCCAATGCATTTGTTGTGGTATTTACAACCACATCACCTGCGCTAATACCGGCAGACAAGAATGTCGCACCGCTGTCAACCAATTGGAAAGCCACCACTGATGTGTTCGCTCCGCTGTCCAACACCGTTGGGTAGCAGATAACTTTCACCATCATGTAGTATGCATCGTTGGTGGTAGCCAAACTTGGAAGAAAGAATACGCTGCCTGCAAAGTTTTCAAGAGGGTTGGTTACGTTGAAGATTTCCATGGCTTCTTCGTAAGTCCTCCTCAAATCTGCATAACCGGTACCAGATACACGGCTATTTTCCATCGAGATGATTTTGTTATAGGAAGAAAACATTTCTTCGTACAATTCCATCTGCGCTTGACTAGCAAACAAGTTGAAGTCTGATGGAGATATATATCCGTAATTGTTCTTGTTGATGATAGACAACACGGTATTTCTTACTTCATTAATCATGTTATTGTTTAAAGCAAAGATAAACAAAAAAAAAGAGGGAGCATTTGCCCCCTCTTATTGTATTGAAATAAAGTTTAATACATCATATCTAGGCTGCTATCGAGCAACTTCAATGCATCGATGCCTTCGTCTGTCTGCAAATACAAAGCCACTTCAACATATGGGTCCGCGCCAAAAGGAATGTTAATCATTTTCTTTTTGTTTGACGGAGTGTTGAACCAAACTTCTTTGTTGCCATTTCTGAAGGCCAATACTTTACTATCGAAGTACTTATGCACGTTGGCTTCCAACTTCAACATTGGGTCATTGATCAAATTCAAGAATCCTCTTGGATCTCTCTTGGCGTAAATCAATATGTCTCTCTTCAATTCGGCAGTACTAACCACTGATGGGTCTTTACCAAACAGAACTCGAGCCACATTCTCCAACTGATCAATGGTCAATGAGCGTGCTTCCAACAAAGCATCTACTTCTTCGTTCAAGAATTCTACCTCTTGCTGGGCATCTTTCTCGTAGTTTACTTCGGAAAATACACTACCATTCATGGGATGGTAATACAAGAATTGCTGAAGAACAGGATTGGTCTTTGGTACACGCAACATACCATCTTCAAAGATTACTGGCTCAACAATAAAATTGCCGTCCTGCTCGTCTTCGAATGGGGTCTTTTGGTTTACCGCATATCGCAATG